CATGTGTAGAAGCAATTGGTCCTCAGGTCCAAGCAACCTCTGGTGATGTTTCTGTTCTGTATCAAGGTGACGTACTTGTAGGTCGTCTTGCAATGGGATGTGGTACTCTTAACCCAGCAGGTGCTATTGAACTAACCTCAGCACGTAGCTAATTATGTCTCTTAATCCTGGTACCTCTACTACTATAACTAGAGAGAAGGGTAATGGAGCATCTCTCAGTGGGATTGGTCAGGTTGATAAATCAGTCACCAAGAACCCAGCAACTCCTTTAGAGTATGGGAGGAAGCATCTTAGCCCTGCTAATATAGGTACCGTTTCTTAACAATAAAATATTATGGCAGTTCCAACAGCAGTTGGGGAATACGGTTCTTGTCAAGGTACAGAAACTCGTATCTCTCCTTCAGATACAAGTGGATCAGGCAGTGCATCAGCAGTAGCCTCCACAACTAAAAATTTACGTCTAGCATATGCCACCGTTGGTGGATCAGGTACGCTTGACACATGTGCAGTTGTCGCTGGACAATACACATAACTATAAAGGGGGGTTTCATTACCCCCTTTTTTTTATTCACAAATATTTATACCTATGACTTCTACTCCCACGACTGTCGACTCCGATACAGAACTATCCGCAGTGAATGCAATACTGGGTAGTATTGGTCAGTCACCTTTAACCAAACTCAACTACTCAAACCCAGAAGTAGCTCTGATCTATAATATATTTAAAGATTGTAACATTGATACCCAGAATGAAGGGTGGCATTTCAATAGAGAAGATCACATAAAAGTCACACCAGATGGTGATGGTTACATCACTGTACCTTCTAACGCTTTACGATATGATGTTAGCCAAGGTGGTATTTATAAGACTAAGGATTTAGTCATACGTACTCCGGCAACAGGACCACAAGCTGGTAACAAATGTTTATATGATAAAGTAGATCATACTTATATCTTCACCGATGAAAGTATTGATGTAGACATTGTATATTTATTCCCATATATGGATATACCATCAGTGTATAAAAGATATATAACTTACAGAGCTGCGAGTAGAGCTGCTACTCAACTGGTAGCTAATCCTAATCTAGTTCAATTGTTACAAAATCAAGAACTTGCAGCACGTGCAGCATGTATGGAATATGAATGCAATCAAGGTGACCATAGTTTCTTTGGTTGGCCTGATGATAGTGTTCATCAATCTTATCAACCTTATCATTCACTTAGGCGATAATGGCAGGCATAACACAAACAATTCCATCTTATACAGGAGGTATATCAGAGCAACCTGATTCCTTAAAACTACCAGGTCAAGTTACAAATGCTCAGAATGTATACCCAGACTTTACTTATGGGTTAAGGAAGAGACCTGGTAGTAGATTTATAAAGAAATTAGAAGATAGTCAAACAGTTAAATGGTTTCATTTCTATCGCAATGATTCTACATCTGAAGCAGATAGAAATTATATAGGTAGAGTCGATAGAGATGGTACAGTAAAAATGTGGAGGTGTAGTGATGGTACAGAGTGTGCTGTTACTCAATACCTAAGCACTGTTCCATACTTAACTCATACCGCTGATGACGATCTAGATAGTCTGACTATAAATGATCATACATTTATAACTAATAGAAATAAAACCGTTTCTATGACTTCTACTATAGAACCGCTTAGACCACCTGAGGCTTTCGTAGAACTTAAGAAGGTAGCTTATGGTAGGCAGTATCAGGTATATTGTTATGATAAAGCTGAAACAGTTGAAGTCACAACTGCAACTGAAATAAAAGTAGAACGGATAGTTGATACCAGTAATGCTTGTAATTCCAACGGTGAGTGGGTAGATAGTGATGATGCTGGTACAGATAGTACGATGAGAGGTCGTGATATTTGGGAAGGATCTGGTTATACTGGCTGGGATGGTACAGGTAGTGCACCTAAGGATAGTGACATAGCAGCTGGTAGAAGGCAAAGCGATTATCCATCAGGCAGCACAGCTTATACATCTAAGTGTACAAAAGGTGACATTAAAGATGGAAGCTGTACAAATACAAATAACTTTATTGTTTATAAAAACAATCCTACTGATACTTATCCTGTATTCAGGCAAAGAGATGGTGAAGGGGATACTATAATCTTTACAGGTAATGAGAGTACTGATATAAAAACTAAGGTTGCTGGGGATTATACTGTCAATGCTAGGGAAGGTACAAACAAAACATCCTATGAAATACCAAGAGACTTGGTCCTCCGTATACACACACTGTGTCAAGCAATGCCAGTAGCAGGTGACGATGGTGACCCTGCTGTTGATTACTATACCTCTAGATATACTACTACATGGCAACTTCTAAATGGTGGCATAGGTTGGAAAGAAGGGGATTGGTTTAATGTATATGAAAAGTACACATGGTATAGAGTTACCATTGAAAAAGTATCTACTTCTGAGGCTTTCGCAACATTAAGTAATGTAAAAGGTGATGGTGTTATTGCCCCTAAGCCTACATCATTTGACGCTAGAACAGTTACAACTGCTGATAGTATCTTAGGTGAATTACGATCTGAGTTAATAGCGACTGATGCTTTCACTACTAGTCGTGTACAAGTTATAGGCCAAGGTATTTATATAACACGTGTTGCAGAACGAGATGTGAGTGCATCACCAGGTGATCCAGATTATGATAGTTTTGGTACATTTAATATTATGACACCTAATGCTGAACTACTCAATGTACTAAGTGATAGTGTCAATGATGTAGGTGATTTACCTAAAGAATGTAAACATGGGTACGTTGTTAAGGTGGCTAATAGTGGTCCTGATCATGTCGAAGAAGATGATTACTATGTAAAATTTAATGGCAATAATGGTTTAGATGGTGAAGGTGTCTGGGAAGAATGCCCAAAACCTGGAGTTCAATTAGAATTTAATCCAGAGACAATGCCTGTACAGGTGGTGTGGAAAGGTCCAACTTCATTTGAAATCGATAATGTAGATTGGAATAAGAGAGCAGTAGGTGATGATACAACTAATCCTGTACCTAGTTTTGTTGATAATACCATAACTGGTTTAGTATACTATAAAAATAGATTAGGATTCTTAAGTGGATCGTCTGTGATACTATCCTCTCCTGATGACCTATTCCATTTCTGGGCAGAGACTGCGTTAACTGTATCTGATACTGATGCAATTGATTTAGATGTAACATCAGCACAACCTGCAGATCTTAGAACTGGTTTAGATATTAACAATGGATTATTATTATTTTCAGATACACAACAATTTGCATTTGGTACAGATGATTCAGTACTAAGTCCACGAACTGCACGTATTAATAATGCAGCCAATGTAAGTTGTAATACTAAAGTACGCCCTATAAACCTTGGCAGTACTGTTGCATTTATAGATAATACAGGTAGGAATGGTAGATTTTTTGAATTAGTAGATATTCCTAGAGAAGGACAACCTGTAACTGTAGAACAAAGTAGAGTTGTACCGGATTTATTACCGAACAACTTAGATATATTAATTAATTCAGCTGATAATCAAGTAGCATTTTTAGCAGAAAAAGATTCTAATGATATCTATGGCTTTAGGTATTTAAATACAGGAGGTGAACAACGACCACAAGCCTGGTTTAAATGGAAGATGTGTGGTAAGTTTAGATATGGTTATGCGATACACGATACTTTATATGCTGTTGTAAAGTATAACGATAGAGATTTATTACAAAAATTTGATTTGAGTTTAGGTTTTACTGAAGACATTGTTACAGAAGGTGATATCGATTATAGAGTACATTTAGATAATACTACTACCATCAGTACAACATCTTTAAGTTATGATAGATTCACAAATCTAACTACATTCACTTTACCTGAAGGAGTATTCGACGAAGACGATAATTGCTCACCAGTTATTTATGTATCTGATACAGATGCTGGTAATGATGTTGGTAAATATACACCTATAACATTATCAGGTACTACTACTGGTTCCATTGTTGGTGACTGGACTTCCACCACTACATATGATATAAATATAGGGTATCTATTTGATATGGATATTCAGATCCCTAAGATATATTACACTGTACCAGCTGGTGGTGGTTATATAACTGATCAACCTAGTTCCTTAATAATCCATAGAGTTAAATTTAATTTTGGTGACTCAGGAGTTTTTGAAACAACATTAAGTAGACCAGGTAAAGATGATTACACTGAGTTATATGAATCATTAGTAATGAATGTTAACAATACTAACGTTGTTGCATTTGATGATGAACAGAGCCAGACTATACCTATCTATGAAAGAAATACAAACGTAACATTAAACCTTAAATCCTCCCATCCTTCTCCAGCTACACTACACTCTATGTCTTGGGAAGGAGATTATTCATCCAGATATTATAAACGTGTCTAACATTATCCATCCAATCACAATTGAGGCTGCCGAAGAGGTGGCCTCTAACTTACTTCCAGATGACCTGAGAGAGGTCGTTGAAGGGTATGGGCTAGATCCTATGGAAACATTAGTTTCTGCAGCTTCTAAAGGCTCCTGTATATATTTCACGATGCCTAACGGCAAGACTGCCGGTATGGCTGGAGTAGATCCAGGCGGACAGATCTGGATGTTATGCACACCTGTTATAAAAGATTATCCAATAACCTTTGTTAAGGAAGCAAAGCGTTATGTAGACAGTAGAGAAGAAAAACTATTGTGGAACATTGCTGATAAACGCAACACTGTTCACCTTAAGTTACTTCGTTTCCTCGGGTTCAAGTTCCTTAGAGAACTAACATATGGGCCTAACCAACTAACCTTTATCGAGTTTTGCCGTGTGTTTAGGAGCAGAAGCTAGGGCCGCCAATGAGCGGATGAAGCGTGACTACGAATACAAATTAGAAAGGCGCGAAGCAGATTGGATGCACACACTCAGCATCACTCACGCCGAACAGAACCAATACAAAGAATTGGTCGATACTGCTCATGTTGGAGCAGGTAATGTTTGGGCAGATGTCCAAGCAAAATATGGAGCTGCAGTTAGTGAAGATATGCAGCAAACTGAAGATGATTGGATTAAATTCTTTTCTGAGAATGCAGGCGCACAGCTTGAAGCTACAGGTCAGACAGGTAAGTCTGTAGAGAGAATAAAAACTATGTCTATGGCTGAGGTATTGAGACGTTCATCACGTCGAGCTTCAGAGCTTACTGATACTAGAGAGCAATTAACAAATGAAGGAGCTAAAGCTGTTGGTCAAGCACGTGCTGCACAGATGCAAGCCTTTGCTAATAACTCTATGATGAAAGTACCCGACTTAGTACCACCAAAACCTGTCTACCAAAACGTAGCAGCTGCAATGTTTAACGATGCTTTAGGAATTGCAGGACAAATTGCTGGAATTGTTATTGCAGCTAATGCTAGTGATAGAAGAGTAAAAGAAAACATTAAGAAGATTGGGGAATCTATATCTGGTTTAGGTATTTATAAATTCAATTACATCGGTCAAGCTAAGCAGTACATTGGTACTATGGCTGATGAAGTACTCAAGGTTGTACCTGAAGCTGTTGTTACTATGGAGAATGGATTCATGGGTGTTCGTTATGACTTGATTGATGTTAACTTTAAGGAGGTGGTTTGATGACAAATATATATTCTAAACAAATTACATTAGAAAGTGTAAATGAAATAACAGATTGGGTAACACCCTTAGAGAAGGTCTATCAAAGGCAAGAGGCTCAATTAGCACAGCACCATCAGTATCAAAGAGAACGAGATAAACAAGCTGAAGCTGCTGATCCAGGCGTAACTGCACTGAATACATTTAAGAATATCTTAGAGTTTGGTAAGACTGCAGTCCAATTAAACCAATCTTTTAAAACTGCAGCCGATGCAAAGAAAGCAAGTTTTATTAATCAACTAGGTACAAAAGAATCTATCCTTAAGAGTTTCGACACTATAACACAACTCGGAAAAGATTATAAGAATAAGAAGGAAGATATTCTTGAGAACGAATCGCAACATTCTTATATAGTCAGAAACCTAAGAGAAAAGCACCCAGAAGCAGCAGCTGAATTAGAAAAATATAGTACACTAGAACAAGTTGCATTCAGGGAATGGCAGGCCAGACAAATAATACCGACAACTAATGAGGCCGCATTTCAAGCCAATTTGCGTCAACCAGGTAATGAAGATGCCTTAGCAAAATATCAGAATACGACCTCTGAACTTGAAAAACGAGGTCAATGGATAGAATGGCAAAAGGAGCAAATAGCCTATCTACAACTTAGTGATGAAGCATTTGCGGCTTTAGCAGCTACTGAAGTAAGGAGAACAAGGTCTACAGCTGAAGCCTTGGGTAAAGTTCAATCCTTTCAAAAAGTTGCTACTGATGCGGAGCGGAAATGGATTGCAAGTGCAAAAGATGCTGCATTAATCCCAGAGACATTCGGAACTTTTCTACAAGATTCGAAGAAAAAATTAGAAGCAACTGGTATAGGGATAGTTGATCAAAAGGATCATCCTGAAGGATTGACTAGAGCACAACAAGCTGATGAGATACTTTATAGTAGATTGCAAAGGTTAGCGTATGATGGGGACCTACCAGGATCAGCTATAGTAAGCGGAAAAAATCAACTACAACATTTTAGTCAATCGAAGATAAATGGATTAGTCCAGTCTCTTAGGGCAGGAGAGGAAAGGAAGATTGGTTTCGAAAGAGCTCTGGATGAGGCTGAAGCACAGAGAATCGAAGCATCTCAATTACAAGGTAACGATGAATCAGCTGCTGTAGCAGTACTTAGAAGGCGAAACCTTCTTCCTGAAAAGCGGCTTGCAGCGATGGAGAATAGAAAGATTCAATCACTATCCAAAAGTGTATTTCAACAAGAATCTGCAAAAGCAGATGAAATGGAAGCTATAGGAATGCTTGGTTTCACGAAGTCTGACCTAGATGAATACACACATCCAGTGGTTAAGGCTCGGATGGAAAGAAACCTTAAGATATTAGAAACAGAGGAAAAATTGCATGGTACTACTGAGAATAGTATGGAAGCAATAATAGGAAAAAAACAAAGTAATATACCATGGGGACCTGGATCAAAGCTTACAGGAAGTGCTAAGCAAGTAAATTTAGAATTAGATCAAAAGGCTGCTGCATATAGATTTAAGTTAATAATGGCACAATACGATAAGAATGGTGTAAAGATTCCTGATAGAACTAATCATGCAATTGGTGATCTGGTAGAAACTTATAAATCAGGATTATGGACAAAAGAAGGTGGTGGGACAGACGATCTAAGTGGTAGATATTCTTTCAATACTAAGACAATGACCTTCTCTAATATGTTGTCAGCTAAACTAACAGAACAAAGAGCATTAAGTATAGCTCATCATACAGCCGAAACACATGGTGAACAATGGCGGCAAAATATAGAAGCACATGCATCTGCGTTTAGGAAAGATGATGGGACTATTGATTGGAAGGAATATGTTAAGTCAGGCACAGCTTTTACAGCAGATGATCTTGTTGCACTTAGATTAACAGGTGAACCTACAGAGAAAATGTTATATACAATGGGTTATACAAATGCTAAGTTTGAGGCATTATTGAATGCATCAGTTAAAACGGTAGAAAAAGCAAATCCTGGGTTCACAAGTAAGTGGGGTTTTAATAAATTTAAACCAGTTGCTAGTGAAGAAATACTAAAAGAATTTGATAAGACTATAAAAGAGTTTGACATACAGGTGGATAGTAGAGGAAGAGAATATTATTTAGCAAAAGACTTACAGTATTTATTAAGAAGAAAACGTTGGGTTAATCTTACAGACAATCAAAAGAAGAGAGTACTGAATACTATTAGTAACAGACCAAGTAGTCAAGAGGTACAGATAGAAGGGGGGAGAGAAAGAGAATATCTCGATACAGGAGACAATAGAGAACTTTCTGAGCGCGGTCGAGAGTTTGATGAAGCAGGCATCGGTACCCAATTTTAATTACTTATGGAAAATGAAACAGAACTAGAATCCTTAGATGAGGAACTAGAACAAATACAAAATTCTATTGGACCCGTCATTACTGCAGATACTCAATCTGAAGAGGCTGCAGTAGAAGAAGGCGAACGTCCACAAATGACACTGCCTTGGGGTGGTACTATGGATGCACCAAGACCTGGTTTCGGTGGGTTCGTACAAGATGTAGCTGAAGGTTCTTACGAAGACTTAGCACCTTATGTCGGTGTCTCAGATACAGTTATAGATGCTATTAACTTTGCAACTCCAGGTCCGATACCTGATATACCTAAGCTACCTGAGTATGAAAGTAATACTGCTACAGCTATACGTAATATATCTGGATTGGTAATACCTTCATTAGGTTTACGAGGTATGTTATTGAAGGCTGGTGCTACAACACATGCTGCAGGAACAGCCCCTAAGTTTTTACAAAGCCTTGGCAATAGTAAATCATTCTCATACTTTGCTAAATTTGGTGCTGATATAGGTACTGCTGGTTTAGTGGATTATGTAGCTACACAGAACCAAAGAGATGATAACTTATTTGGAGTATTGAAAGGGTATTGGCCAAAGACATTTCAATGGATACCAAATAGCATAGCAACAACTGAAGATGATAGTGCCGGAGAGAAACGTGCCAAGAATGTTAATGAAGGTGCTATCTTTGGACTATTATCAAGTGTTGTAGAAGGTGTTGCATACCTAACCAAAGCAGGTAGAAGTATGTCAAAGACTTCGAAATTTGTACCAGCTAAAGAAGGTGGTGGAGAGGTTACAGAACTAACTAAAGATAAATTTAGCGATACTGTATTCTCTGATAATACTGTAGAAGATGTAACACTAAGAAATTATGCTAGAAAAGAAGATGAGCTTAACCAGCTATCTGAGTACTATTTAAGTAAGGGAGAAGAGCCTCCTAATTGGCCAGAATTTGATGAAACTGAAACACTAGTACGTACAAGAGATGCTGATGGTGTAGCAGGCGCAGTTGCTGATGCTGCTCAAATCCAAAATAATATTCAAAGTGGATGGGGTAGACTTGGTAATTTATTACACGAAGCTGCCCGTAAAGAAGGTATTGAAATACAAAACCTAACAAACAGGACACTAGTAAGTCAAGTAACAGAGGAACTTAAGAGAGTAGGTAGATTTAGTAAGACCTTACGATCTGGTAAACGCATTACTGAAAGGATCATTGAAGATGCTGCTAGAAATTTAGCAGCTACATTACTGCATCCACGTGTAGATACTGATGATATTCTAGGACTCTTAGATGAATTCAAGAGATCCGTAGAAGGTTCAGCAGTAAGGATAGCAGGTAAGAAAGGAATCAGTTCAGCTGTTAAACAACTGAAAGCCCAGATGCTAGACTTAGATGTACATAAAGCAAGAGCTTATCTGGTAACATCTGAAGCAGGACAAGTTGCAGACTTTGCTGAAGGAGCAAGGTTGATGGAAGATAATGAGTCGGTTCTCAGAACCATTGATTTAATGGCAGATAGGTTAGAAGTATTACAAGTAGAGAAAGGACTAGCTAACTTCGAAGCTAACTCCATGTTGTCTCATATGAACACTTGGAACAAAGCTGTAGAAACTGGTGATGTTAGAATCATGGATGCCACAGCTGATACTATTCTTGCTAATACAAACGATAGACTTACTGAGATTATCCCTAAGGCTAAAGCATGGACTGCAACTTTGAAAGCTGTAGCTAGAGAAAACCCTCAATTCCTTAGACCGTTTCTATTGGCTAATGAATTTACAGATGGTAATGTAGATTCTATGTATAAGTTACACCAATGGGCAGGGAATAATTTAGGTGTATTTCGGAAGGCTATCTACGATGCTAACCCTGAAGTACCATCTATTATCAATAAAGCAATGTGGAGTAATCTATTTAACTCTGCACTATCCGCATTTAGTACACCTACAAAAGCAATGGCAGGTAACCTAACAGGCTTACTTGGTAGAGGATCTGCTACTGTCTTTGGTGCCGTTATGCATGGTGACCTAGAGCGAGCTAATAAAGCTATGATTGCTCATTTTGCATTAGATGATACTTTAATGAAAGCATTAGATCATATGAGATTGGTCTTCAGAAAAGCATCTAATAATCCTAAAGAAGTTAGTTATGTAATGCGTGGTGATATTGCAGTTAAGGAAGTAAAAGGATTAAATACCTTAAGAGCTTATGCAGATGCTGCAGAACAAGAAGGTGAATTAGGTGCTAAAATGTTACTTAGTGTCTATGAAGATTTAGATGCCTTATCCGTTGATCCTGTGCTTAGATTTGGAGGCAACTCCATGACGGCGCTTGATGGATTTGCTAAATCAGTAGTAGCTAATACAGAAGCTAAATACACTGCTCTTAATAAATTAACTGCATCAGGTGAAGAAATTACCCCTAAAAAATTAAAATCAGTTTCTGAAGAAATATATAATAAATGGTTTGATTCAAATGGTATGATCAGTAATGATGCTGTTGATGCTATTACAAGTGAGATAGCATTAAATGCTGATTCTCCTGTTGTTGATGGTATGACTGAGTTTATTAAACGATTCCCAGCTGCTAGAGCATTCATCTGGTTCCCTAGAACTACTGCAAATGTTATAGATACATTCGGTAGATGGAGTCCAGCTGGTATATTATCTTCTGATTATCAGAAATTATGGGGACCATTAGGTAGAAAGACAACTAATCAATTTACATTAGAAGAGATTGCAGACTTCTTAACTAGTAAAGGTAGACCAGTAGATGAGTTTGCCATGGAAACTTTTGAAATGCTAAGGTATGAAACTAAAGGTAAAGCAGCTATTGGTAGTTTATTTGTAACAGCTGCTGGCTTCTCAGCCATGAATGGACGCTGTACTGGTACAGGTCATTATGATAAATCTAGACAAAGACTACGTATAAAGAGTGGTTGGAAACCTAAGACTTGTCAAATACCTGGTACTAATCAAGTAGCTAGTTATGAATGGATGGGACCTATAGGAGATTGGTTAGCTTTAACTGTTGATGTTATTGATAATTTTGATAGTTTAACAACTAGTATGCAAGAAGATATGTTTAATAAATTAGCATTTATACTAGGATCAGCTGTTACTAATAGATCTATCCTCTCACAATTAGAACCATTACACGATGTATTACAAGGTAATGGTGCAGCAGCTGCTAGATTTGTAACTAGTTTTGGTAATAATTTAGTACCATTAGGTAGTTTAAGGAATGAATTCGGTAAAATAATGTACCCTCAATTGCGTGAATTACGTAATGAATTAGGGGAATTACTTAGAAATAGAAATGCTTATTTAGATGCTGTTGATCCTGAACGTGCCTTACCTCCTTTAGTTGATCCTATAGATGGTAGGCCAGTAGGTTACCAAGAGAATTTTGCCCTTAGAATATTCAATAGAGGCCCACTTAAAATACACGATAGGCCTTCTAAAGAACGTCAGTTCCTTATTGATATTGAATTCAATAGTTCTCCTACTATGAATTTAAGTCAACGAGGTGTTGTATTAGAAACTCATGAGATTGCTGCTATTAATAGTAAAATAGGCGAACAAGGATACTATCGTAATGAAATACGTAGGATCATGAAGAAAGCAAATAACCTTGAATATGAAGGATACAAAGGTTTTGTTAATATTTTACGTGCACAAAGACGAGGATTGATTTCTTCTGAAATTTTAGATTCTGCAAAATTTGCAAATATATATTCACAACTTACTTTAGCTTATACACAAGCAAAGGTTTTTGCTGAAGATTCCTTACCAGAACCAATGAGATCTGGTATTAGGCAACGTGAATATGAAAAAATGAATGCAGATTATAACCAAAAAACTGGTAATCTAGATCAACTCTACCAGGATGCCGGATTAAATGAAACCTTAAACATACCTAAATAACAATGGCAACTACTGAAAAATATTATGACGGGGATGGGAGTAATAAGACATTTGCCATCCCTGCTTCCATCCCATTCCTAGACAACACTGATATTAAAGTACAAGTTGGTTCCCTTAAACTAGCAACTGGTACTAATTCACCTGGGCAAACTGTAACACATGGTATTGCTACTGCTGAGTTCCCTAATGATACTGATTTAAAAGTTAGAATCAGCAATGTACTTAAGACTTTAAATACAGATTATACCTTAAGTGCGAACAAAGAAGTAATCACATTTACTGATGCTGTCCCGAACGTTTCCAATAACATTCGTATTTGTACTAATGGTACAACACAAGATCAAGGTACTGATTATACAATCAATGGTTCTAATGAAGTAGCATTTGAGACAGCACCTGCAAATACTAAGTCAGTTAGAATCTATAGAGAGACATCTTTAGAAAATTTAAAAGGTGGTGAATTTGCAGCAGGTACTGCTATCACAGCAGAGCAGTTGAATGATAATGCAAATCAATTACTATTTGCTGCTCAAGAGTTCCCAGCTAACTTTGGAGATGCTCGGAATTATGGTTGGAATATACCAC